TGGTGAACCGGGCATAATTTGGGTTTGCATCCATTTGGCTTCCAAAGTTTTTGGACACAAAGTTTCTTCAACTTTTACTGCACCAACGGTGATATTGCGTTGAGTGAAGGCAGTTGTTCCACTTGGATTGTAACCACAACCATCGGCTTGGAAGAAAACGGTTGAAGCAAGAATGTTCAAAGCAGATGCTGATTTAACACCTACCTGAACTTGGTTAGCAGATTGCAAAGTTGAAGAAGTTTTGCTTCCGAACAATGCTTTAACCAACAAATCAGTTGACTGTTCGTTGGTGTAGTTAGCGAGTGATCCTACTGAAAATGACATAGTTTTATTTGTTTATAGAGTTTTTGAATTTTTTAAGTGCTTCAAAGCGGTCGTTCTTTTTTGTAGACACAGGTGCTTTCAAGGGTTCTTCGCTTGGCAAGTCAGCAACCTTTTCAATCAGGTCAATCGCTTTGCTCATAGCTTCTTTGTGTTTGATGTTTGATGCAGTCAATGACTCAACCTTTGCAGACAATTCAGCGATGGCACTTTCCAATTTGGAAACGGTGTCGTTGAATGCACTAACGGTTGCGAACTCTTCGGCTTCAATTTCAATCTCAACTTCGGGTTCTACGATTTCAGTAACAAAACCACCTTCAGTTGTAACCAACAAACCACCTTCAACTTCGTGAGTTGCGTCAGGTGCTGGGATGTTGCCTTCGGCAGTTTGAACGAAGATGGCAGTTCCTACCGCCAATTCGCCTTCGTACTCAATTACCGTTCCATCAGTCAAGGTGGCAGTTGCCATCTCAACTTTGGTTTCTTCGTCCGAAAATCCCAACATCGTGCGGATTTCTTTCAATGTTTCTTTTGCGTTCATTTGTATAAAATTAGAGTTTATGTTTTCGTGTTGCAATTTTACTTGCCATTCCACTTGGAAAGGACTTCTTTCAATGCCTCAAGTATTTGTTCGTCTTTCTCTTCAGGAAAGTCAAAAACGCCCTCAACGGAGAACCCTTTGAACTCACCCTCTTTGACTCTTGCCCACACATCGTCATTGTCTACCAAGTAAGAAACAAACCACGATCCGTCAGCAACCTCCTCAAATCCCTTTGGTGGCATCACGCCTCTTTCCCGGTCAATGATGTATGATTCAAACAAGCTCACACCATCCATTATCGGAGTGCGGTGATGGGCGTTGACTGCATCGTACTTGTTACCCCTTGCCCATTTTTTGGCAATCTTGAAGATGCTCTCCTTGTCAAATACCACATAGTATTCACCACGAATGTCGTCTCTGCGATAGATGGGTAGGTCGGCAATCATCGCTGCTCCAGTTACGATTCGTTTCTCCTCGTCTTGGATGGCAAACTTTTGACCTTCTACCTTCAGGATTCTCTCGCACCAACGGAGCATCTCTTCACCACCCCAAAGCAAATATGAGATAGTTCCACACGCTTCGGTGTCATCGGGGTTGTAGTATTCTTTGGCACGACTCAAGAAGGAGTAAGTGCGTTCAATGGTTTCCATTGACAAGTTCTCACGGTTAGCAAGTTGGTTCGCTCTTGCTTTGCCGACTAATGTCGCACAATCGTTGTCTACTTTCTCATTCAACTCCATTCCACGAATGGCATTGTCAACCGCTGCCTGTGGGTAATCGTTTTGAAATTTACCTTCCCAATATGAATAACAAATCGCAACGGCTTGTTCATTGTCCTTGCCTTCATTGATAAGGATGGGAACACAACGAGAGATGAACTCATCTTCACTCTCATTTGGGTTCGGTTCAACAAACTCTTGGTTGAAAGCAAGAAAGTCCTTTTGTATGGCTGGAGATTCCACGAGAGAGACAAATTCAATCCCGGTCTCTTCGTCCCATTCGTTGATGTCTAATTTGTAAACTGGTAGTTTCATCGTATTCAAATAGCGTTATTTCACAACGGACACTCTTTTGGTGTTTCCGACTCTTGCTTGTGTGCGAGTTATGTCCCCTTCGGTCACAAATACTCTCTGCGAAAATCCGATTCCTGTTTCAGTTGGAAGGGATGATGAAGTGATACTTGTTGGGTTGATTGATATGGGAGTGCCTCCAGTCAAACCACCTTGTGATGCACTACTTCCTGACAACAATTGTTTTGCTCTTGCGACATTCGCCAAAATCCTTGCCACCCCTTGTGCATAGTATGCAGCGGTGAAGATGGGAGTTGCTGGTCCAAGAATACCCGCAACCTTTGCAGATGCTTGAGCAGATTCCGCATTCAATCCTGAAAACGCCACCGCACTATCAATTGCAATCTCAACCAATGCGATACCCTTTTGAATGTTCTCTCTCTTCTTCTCCTCGTTTGTTAGGATGGTATTTAACGAAGTCAAGCCATCAACGGTGCTTTTTGCCATTGACAACTTTGCATCCATTATTTGTTGATCCGCTTTTCTATTCAGGTCAATTCTCTTTTGGTTGAACTCTGCCTCGTTTGCAAGTGCCTTCTCTGCATACAATTTGTCAATCTTTTGAATCTCCTCTTCATTGCCTTTTGCAATTGCAATTTGCTCGGCATACCATCGTGATAATTGAGTGATTTGAGCAACTTGTTCTGCACCTAATCTCTTAAATTCATCTTCAGTATTGGTGATTCTTTTCTTCAGTTTCTCGTCCTCAATTTGATTGTCTATGTCTTGCAATCTCTTTTGATGCTCTTTGCGTTTCTCTTCGGCTTCCTTGTTTTTGTCTGCCACATATTTGTCACCCTCTGCATCTGTCACCTTCAATTTGTTATTCAGCTCACGATACAATCTTGCTTCTTCTTCCAATTCATCCTCGGTCAATTTTACACCTGTCTCTTTTCTCTTTGCAATCAATGCCAACTGGTTGTTGATTATCTTCTTTCGCAGTTCAAAGATTTCAAGTTCCTTGTTGCCTTGAACGGAGAGCAAGTCAATTTGACCTTGAATGTCCTCGTTGGTTGTGGTGATGGATTTGGAGAATGCCTTGTATGACCTTTCCGCTGCTGAAGTCACACCAATGAAATCCGTAAATTGTTGCACCAAATTACCGATAATCTTTCCAACTTGTGCAAGTCCGGGAATCAACTTCAACACGGCTTGACTCACCTTCTCAAAGTTTGCCACCACAAATCCCAATGCAACCGCCAAAGCACCGATTCCAGTTGCAATAATTGCACCTCTCAATGTACTGAATGCAGTAACAACACGACTTTTGATTGTGTTTGCCAATGCACCAAATTGTTGTTGAACTTTTCCAAGTCCCTCAAGTCCTTCCGCCAATGCCATCGCACCTTGCAACTTGACCATTGTCTTTTGTAAGTCCTCACTTTCATTCCCGAACAAAGCCATTGCACCTTGTGCTGCTTGGAATCCACGAGCAACTCCTTGAACAACCGTATTGATTTGAGCAAACTTGTCGGGGTTTACTGCTGCAACTCGGTCATTGAAGTCATCCATTCGGTCACGAGCTTGTGCAAGTGCTTGTTCTGCCCTTATTGCTTCGGGAGAAAACTCACCGAACTGCATCACCGCCTGTTGTGCTTGGACGGTTAATTCTCTAATCTCCGACTTCATTGACTTGAAATCGGGTTTTTTGACCGTTAGGTCTATCGCTGCCGTTAGTGCCATATTAATGTCCTTCTCCTATTATGTAAAATTGTGAGCCATCAGTTGTGATGACATCGTATGAATGATGAGTTGTTTGAGTGTGTGAATCACTTCCGTCAATTTGTGCAGCAGTTGCCGTGTTAATTGTCACCTGATGACCGCTCAAAGGTTTTTTGATTATCCAAGTTTTTCCACTTAACCCTGACGGATCGGGTAGAGTGATTGTAATGTTCCCACCAGTTGTGTCAGCAAGAATCAACCAATCATCTTTGGTTACATTGTAGTTTGTTGTTTCCGTCCGAACTGCCCCACCACTCAAGAAGCTCGGATACATCTCATAATTGCCGAGATAGAGTGTGTCGGGTTTAGTGACTGCAAAGTCATCACACAATATCGCAGCACTCCCATCCGTTCCCGCTTGGAAGGTTGTGTTTTTGGAAACAACCGCAAATGTATCGGTGAGATTGTTGTTCTGCACAATACCATCTCCCTGAATTATACCTCCTCCTCCTTGACTGACACCAACGGTCACACCTTTGATGCCGGGTTTGATTGGTATGTTTCCACCGGGATAGATGTCGGATTCTGCATCGGTTTGCCCCGCAGTTCCCGCACCGATTGTCTTTTGAACGATGGTCGCTGGTTCAATAAATTGCTGAAGCAAGAACTCGCACAAATACACACCATCCTCAATTGGATTGTAATCGCTGATTTGATTCAACCGCCAATACTGCCCTTCAAAGAAGTACGCATCCGAGAATGACAAGTTCAGCCAATCCTTCGGAGTTATGCGGAAGTATGCTCTTAATATCTTGGAGTTTGATCCTGTAATCTCACTCAAGAAACGATAATAGTAATTGTTGACAAGGTTTGCATTGGTGTACTTGTACCCAGCACCAACACCAATCTCTCTCGGCATTCCAAAAAGAATGTCATATGTGGGATTACTGATTGAGTCCAAGTGAATGGTCAATGGGATTGAGAATTGATTTGTATAGTTCAAACCAACACCCGCATATTGTTCGTAGAACTTCCAATTCACGCCTGTCACCACCCCACCAAAATACAATATCCGCAAGTCACCATCTTGATAATTGGGGACATACGACAAGACAAAGTTCTTTTGGTTGTTGTATGAGTTTATTTGCGTAGGTGCAAAAGCAATTTGAATCTTTTTCTCATTCTTGATAAACTGGTTGTCAACCTTGTATGTGCGACTTCCGTATGTTGTTTGATACGATTCTTGATACAACACATTGGCTTCGTCCTTTCCTTCTTTGTATTGTAGGACATAGGGGTTGGCTTCAAGCTCTCCCATAGGCACAATCTCAACAGGTTGAGAATAGTCCAGTTTAGCAGTCCAATCAACATTATCTCCAGTATAAAACTCATCTCGTGGAACGCATCGCAGATTCTTTGGATTGTCTTTGTCAGGTTCAATGTACAAATTGAACATCTTAACAAACGACATAAACATCTCGCTTTGCTTGACTTCGGAGTTTAGGAATGCAGAGAAGTCAACCGTCTCTCCAAGTCCGTATGTGTACGCTGATTGGTTGCTCTCAATAAACGAACCAATAGCGATGTCCAAAGAGAATTGTGCATTGGTCAAGTTGTAATTGTTCGCATCGTCATAAACTTGTGCCAATCTCACATCCAAGACATTGCCTGTAAACACCGCCAAAGGTGAGAAGTACAATCCCACTTGGAATGCTGGTGATCCATAGTCAACGGTGACCGTGCTTGTTTGCTTCAATACTCCGTCAACATACAATCCAAACACCAAGTGGATGTCCTCTTGGAATGTAGGTGCATACCCAGTTGATGAGTAATCAATGGAAAGGTCAACATCAAACACATATCTTCCGCCAATGGGTGCAGTATAACGCCCAGTCGTGTTGTTGTAATTGCCACCATTGTCAAAGTTCCCACCTGTGGAATCGTTTTGAAATAGAAGGATTGAGTTCTCC